GGCATGAAACAGCAAGGCGAAACAAGCCGCGAACTCATGCGCCAGACCGCCAAAGCCCACAACACCGAGACAATGGCAGAGGTCAAGGTCAACGACCAGAACACCCGCGCCATTACATCGCAAAACAAGGTCGAAATTGAAGCCATTATGGAATTGCTGTTGCACCACATGGACACGGCGCGGTTGGAGAAAGAAATTACCAAGCGCAACGCCGAGCAATATGCCTACATGGTGGAAGCGGCACAAGACATTGGGCAAGGTGCAAATCCGTTGACCCAGCAATAAATTCGTGCTACAACTTGCACAAACCTTACCCGTGAGGTTCACGGGGCAAATTCGTAGGGACAACGTTAATGTCTGAAAACCAAGCAAGTCAGATTCTGACAAGCGAAAATGCGGCTGAGTTCTATGCACAAAAACTGGGTTTAGCCCAAGCAACTGAGGAAACTGCGGCTGTTGAAGCGCAAGCGCCAGCAGAGCCAGAGCCTCAAGATGCCGAGGGGAGTGAACCAGAAGCGAAAGAGGAAGCCAAAACACAGGAAGAGCGAAAGCAAAATCCTAAACTTGAACGGCGTTTTTCTGAGATTACCAAGCAACGTGAGGAAGCGCGTAAAGAAGCGCAAGCCGAACGTGAGCGCAGGGAAGCTCTAGAGAAACGGATTGCGGAACTTGAGAACAAAGCCCAGCCTGTAAAGGCCGAGCCAAGTGATGAAGAGCCACAACCTAGCCAGTTCGCAGATGCGTTTGAATATGCCAAGGCACTCGCTGAGTACACGGCAGACAAGCGTATTGCGGATATGAAACGACAGGAAGCTGAAGAAAAGATTGCAGCGGAACGCCAAAAAGTCATTGACTCTTGGGCGACCAAAGTGCAACAAGCTAAGGCTGATCTGCCAGATTTTGACGATATGGTGGCGTCATCAAGCGTTGTTGTATCGGATGCAATCAGGGATTCGATTTTGGAGAGTGATGTAGGCCCACAAATCCTGTATCACCTAGCTGAAAACGAGGAACTGGCAAAGAAAATCGCAGGAATGTCGGAACGGGCGGCGTTGAAGGAATTGGGAAAACTTGAGGCTAGATATGAATCTAAGGCTCAAGAGCCAGAGCAAAAACCTGTGGCGAAAAGCAAAGCGCCTGCGCCTGTTCGCCCAATCAAAGCGACCAATGGTGTGGCTGACATACCGCTTGACAGTGATGGCAAGTTTTATGGCAGTTACGCACAATGGAAAGCAATGAGACAAGCGGGCAAGATCAGGTAAAACCCTTTTTTGTCCATAATCTTGGAGTTTAAAAAATGAGTAATACGTTACTTACCATTAGCAAGATCACCAACGAAGCGTTGATGGTCTTGGAAAACGAGTTGACCTTCTCGCAAGGTGTTGACCGCAACTATGACGATCAATTTTCCGTTGTGGGTGCGAAGATCGGTAGTACTTTGAACGTCCGTAAACCTGGTCGTTTCATTGGTACTACTGGCCCCGCCTTGAACGTTGAAGATTTCAACGAAACCAGCGTGCCCGTCACTCTGTCCACACAATTCCACGTTGATACCCAGTTCACCACTCAGGACTTGGCATTGTCGTTGGATATGTTTAGCGACCGTGTGTTGAAGCCCGCTATTGCCGCCATCGCCAACAAAATCGACTTTGATGGCACAACCATGGCTGCAAACAACACAGCTAACATCGTTGGCACCCCTGGCACTCCCTCGACAGACTTTGGCACTTACTTGACTGCCCAAGCCTATCTGGATGCTGAAGGTGCGCCCCGTGATGGTCGCCGTTCTTGCGTGTTGGAACCCTTCACTTCTGCCACCATCGTCAACAGCCTGAAAACCCTGTTTGTGCCTTCCGAAGTTATCGGTAGCCAGTACAAAAAGGGCATGATGGGCCGTGACACTGGCGGCATGGACTGGAAGATGGATCAGAACATTGCAGCTCACACTTTCGGTTCTTTCGCAGGCACTGCAACCACCAGCACCACCGCCGCCACTGGTTATTTGACCTCTGGCTGGGCTTCTAGCTCTAACATCAGCATTACCTCAACTGGTGCTGTGAGCCTGAAGCAAGGTGACGTCATCACCATCGATGGCGTGTACGCTGTCAACCCACAGAACCGCCAAGCCTACGGCTCTAACAAGCTCCGTAACTTTGTGGTCAACGCTGCTGCTTCTGGCACTGGTGCAACATTTACTGTGAACGTCAGCCCCGCTGTTATCAGCGCAGGTCAGTTCCAAAACGTGAGCATCCCGTCCACCAGCACCACAGCTACTGTGAACTTCTACAACAAGACTGGCGCTGTGTCTCCACAGAACATCATCATGCACCGCAACGCATTCACATTGGCTACCGCCGATTTGGAATTGCCTGAAGGCGTGCACTTCGCAGGTCGCGCATCTGACAAAGATGTTGGCTTGTCGATCCGTGTTGTTCGCCAGTACACCATCAACAACGATTCAATCCCGACTCGTTTGGATGTGTTGTACGGTTGGGCACCTCTGTACCCCGAACTCGCTTGCCGCGTTGCATCTTAATTAACCGTAGGAAGGAAAACAGATCATGTCTAATCCTGGACCAGCATCAACCCAAACCCCCGTTTACCTGTTAAACGGCAACGCCGCTGACGGTTCGCTTATCGCGTCCGCTGGTGGCAAAGTTGGTTTCTACGGCACAACTCCCGTTGTTCAAGCAGGCGCAATCACCGCATTGACCGCAGGCCCGACAACCGCTGAGTTTGTGGCGGCAACTAACGCTATCATTACTGCTCTCAAGAATGTCGGCCTCACAGCCTAAATTCTGAGCAGTTGCTTTAAGCCATCCTCGAAAGGGGGTGGCTTTTTTTACATTGGAGACACCATGCACATCATGATCGCCATTCCCGCTTACACGGGCGTGGTTCACGTTTCAACGATGCGGTCATTGTTTAATGACTTGCTGGAACTGGTTAAAAGAGGGGATCGGTTCACGTTGGTTGAGGATATAGGTAACGCCCTCATTGCTGACAGCCGAGGCGTGATTGCCACCAAGTTTTGGGAGTCTGATTGTGACTGCTTGGTTTTTATCGATAATGATGTTTCTTGGCAGGCAGGTGGCTTGCTACGCCTTGTTGATGCTCCTGTCGATCTTGTGGGTGGGGTGTACCCTTCTCGGCGTGACCCTATCAGTTATCCAATACATTACTTGGATAAAAAAGAACTTTGGGCAGACCCCGAAACGGGACTCCTAGAGGTCAAATCTATTGCCACTGGCTTTCTCAAAATCAGCCGCAATTGCGTAGCCAAGATGATTGAGGCTTACCCCGAAAAACACTACTACACGGCAGAGCGCGACAAGCAGTTTTACCCGCTTTTTGACCACATCTTTGAGGACGGGTTCAAATGGGGCGAGGATTACAGCTTTTGCATCCGCTGGCGTAAGATAGGCGGGCAGGTTTGGATTGACCCTGAAATGCACATGGGTCACACGGGTTTAAAAATCTTTCAAGGCCACATCGGAGAGTGGTTAAGAAATCGTTAATGGGCTAGAATCGGCTCATTCTTTGCAAAGGAATCATCATGCCAATGACCTCTAATTATTTCCGTCCGATTGGCGTCACAACCGCCATTTCTGTGGGCGCAACAGCCACAGCGGAAGTGCAGATTAACAACTCAAGCAACGATCAAAACAACACTGTTTCTCTGTTGAACACTGGTTCAACGTCCGTTGCGGTGAAATTTGGGCCTTCTGGCGTGTCTGCCCCTGTTTTGCCTGTTAGTGGCTCAACAACTGGCGATTTCGTGCTGCCACCTAATATGCTCGTTCCGTTGGTCTACGCAGTGCCGACAACCCCGAGTTATGTCCGCATGATTGGTTCAGCCGCTGGCCCGTCCATCGTCTACGTTACCCCTGTTGGCGCTTAATTTTTAAGGGGGCAGGAATGTCAGACCCCGCAGAGTCATCAGTTCAAAACCTACTGCCTGTTCAGGCGTACTTTGACACTGATGGGAATTTCCAAACCTTCATTGGTCAGAATAAACCGTTTTATGCCACGGTTAACCCTGAGCAATCTGGTTTGCACATCACAAACAGCACGATTGACAGCACAACAATCGGCGCTACTACCCCGTCCACAGGTGTTTTTACAAACATCAGCACAACAACGGGCACGATTTCAACAGCGCCAACTGGCAACACAGACATTGTCAATAAGCTCTATGTTGACTCAATTGCACAAGGTTTAAATCCAAAACAGGCGGTTAAATGCGCCACTACAGCGAACATCACGCTTTCTGGCCTTCAAACTATTGACGGGTACACAACCCTGCTTGGCGACAGGGTGCTTGTAAAAAATCAGACTAATTCCGCTGAAAACGGCATTTATAACGCTGGTTTGCTTGCTTGGACTCGATCAACAGACATGGATGTATGGTCTGAGGTTCCTGGCTCTTACACTGTTGTTTTGAATGGTTCTGCCAATTTAGACACAGCTTGGGTTTGTACGGCATCAGATTCAGGCACGATTGGCGTAACTGCCATGCCTTGGGTGCAGTTTTCTGGCTCAGGGACATATTACGCTGGAACAGGCTTAACGCTTGCGTCCAACACATTCAGCATCACAAACACAGGGGTAACGGCTGGTTCCTATGGCTCTGCATCCAACACAATC